TAATATAATTGTTTGTTCAGTGTCTGCCTTGGCTGTCTTGATTAAGACATAGCAGAACAGGTAGAGTATGACTACCATTGTTAGTGCATGTAATGGTCCCCAATTCTTTTTCATATTTACTCCCTAAATTTTTTAGTCTTGCATGCCCCTGTTAGATTCCATGCTCCTGGATTACTAACAACGGCACACCACCACTTACCATTAAAGAAGAACGCATCCTTCTTACATTTGTTACAGATAGCTTTGCCTTTAGTTATCAAAAGATTACCTCCTCTTCTTTGTCGAATGCAGTTGATTCAGTAAGTCTTCCGGTAGTTGGGTTGTATCGTACTGATCCACCAACTCCTGTGACGCCACTGTCTCTGTTCTTAAGAACTCGGACTGTGGTTGTGTTGCGGTCTTCGCTTTGCTGATCTCTTTCGAGCGATACGATTTTGTCTGAGAGTTGGCCGATACTGGCCGACCCCCTAAGATGCGATATAGAAGTAACAGCTCCGTCTTCATGTGACTTGTCTCCCTGTAATCGTTTAAGATGTGACACTAGAATCAAACCTATGCCTGTCTCTTCAACTAAACTTCGCAGCTTAGTCATCACAATATCTATAGCTTTCCTTTCGTTATCTGATTCCAGGCCGCTAACCACAATTGATATGTGATCCAAAACAATGAAGCTACAGCCAAGAGACTTGTTAAGATAACGTATACGAGATAGAAGATTATCTGTTTCCATAGATCCAAAAGAATCATAAAGGTATAGTCGACCACTTCCACAAGTAGCCTCCCAGGCCTCCCGTAGTTGCTCTCGACTAGCACTGTCAGGCTTAAGATGTAATGGTAGATCAAGCGATATACTGCAGAAACCTTGTACTGTTCGTTTGATGTTTTCTTCGAGTGCGACATAACCTATTGTCTCCCCTTGTTGCAATAAAGAATAAGCAAGCTCTCTTGTAAAGAGAGACTTACCTATCCCTGTACCTGCTGTGATTGTTGTGAGTTGTCCTCGTGCTATACCACCAATGAACTTGTTGATATGTTCCCAAGGATAATCTTTAGTTTGATTCTTAACTTCAGTAGTCAAGATGTCCCATGTATCTTTTGCATCAACGATACCATCGGGACGCCAAGGCTTAGCTTTCCAAAATGCTTGAACCACATCACCACCTTTGCCCGCTAACAAACATTCATTAGCATCCTTCATCGGAAGGTGTGCGACTTTAACTTTACCTGGTGAGAATAGGGTGACACACTCTGCCACTGCATCTCTTCCTGGCTTGTCTTCGTCAAACATAAGAACCACTTCATCAAACTTTTCTAACCACTCTAAGTGTTTAGCAAGTTGTGCCTTAGATCCTTGTGCTCCATTCGTGACAGAGACACAAGCATACTTATGATTCATGAGTTGAGAGAACGTCATGCAATCTATCTCGCCCTCAAAAACTGTAACAGATCTACCATCGTTCCATAGATGTTGACCAAACATGGTGTCTGATTTCTCTGTCCAATTAAAACTCTTGTCGGCAAACCTAAGCTTCTGTCCCTTAGGTTTACCTGTTGCATCTTTAAAGTTGGCGACCTGTACTGGCTTACCTTTGTATGTACCTACTTGATAATTAAACTTCTTAACTGTATCAAGATTGATCCCTCTCTTACTTAATGATCTATACTCTAGGTCCTTCAGCACAGGTGTACCTCCCTTAGTTGATTGATTAGTTTGTCCATTAGCATGTTCATAATGTCCGCAGCCAAAGCAGTAAGCACTGCCCTCGGGATACCTGGCTAGGTTATCCTTGCTGTTACATTTAGGGCAGGGCTCATGGACTACACTCATACCAGTTTCCAACTAGTGTATGGTGCTCCCTTTGCGTCTGTCTTACGTTGTGTTTCTATACTTAATCCTTCTGCTCTTAACAATGAGATGACCTTACGGATACATCCAATGCCATAGTGCTGAGCTTTAAGGTGAGTGATATGTTTATCTTTCTTCAAGATCTTTCTAACTGTTTCAAGCTTAGTCATTTAATCTCCTTAAGCCACGACTCAGGTATAACTCTGTCTGCATATTTAAAGCCGTTAAGTTCACACCACTTTGCATATGTAGTCTTAGATGTTTTACTGATGCGTGTCTTACTGTTTGAAAATACAAATCGAATATCTATATCAGGATGTTGCTCCTTGATTAACTTATGTTTCTTCCTGTCAGCCGTGACAAATCTTCCCTTAGTTTCCACGATAAATTTTTTAAAAACAAAATCAGGTGTGTACTTATGTTTAGTTGAGGGCTTAGAGTATTCAATCTTCTTATCTTTAGGTTCATACTCAAAGGGTACTGCAGCAGACTCAAGTTGTTTTGCAACTAGATCCTCAAGTCCACTACGATATCCTTCTCGTATAGCTCGGTAGTGATTCCGATTAAAAGTCAATCTCATCTCCACCTTCCGCCACTACTGGAGTTGGCTTAGGTTCTGCCGTGAATCCATCCTCTTTATCAAATGCATTAGCACCACCTTGACCACCTGTTACTAGGTCTAACACTTGCACCGCATTAATACGAAGCATCAATCCTGAATAGATTGAGGTAGATACTGCACCTACATTCAGTGCTAGTTTTACTTTACTGCCACCCCAGATTGCACCGTTGGATGCATCGTATGGGTTCTTCTGACTATCAACTATAGTTAAATTGTTCTCAACCATTGAGCCATCAGCTTGTTTAAAGAATGCCTTGGCTTTAGTCTTAACATCAAACGCACCTGGAATAGGTTGCTTGTCATCATCAAGTGCCGGAACAATTGGTACTATTAAATCTTTAACACCAAGGTGTTCCATGGCTTGGACTTTCATCTCTTCAATCTTGGCGATGAACTGTGTTGCATCCTCACCTGTAAGTCTAAGATTGCATTTGTATACTGGGTCACCAAACTTAGCATCAGGTGCTGTAAGGTGTGGATAGATTGCTGTTCCTACTGGAGTCACAATCGTTTTTCTAAATGGTTTATCTGCCATAAATTTTTCTCCTTTAAATTATTTGTCTAAATATTTAGCTTCAAGTCTTTCAACATCAAGACCTTCTGCTTGCATCTGCATAGCCATGTCAACAGGAACAGGAAAGCCACGTTCCCACATGTCCTTTGCTTCTGCTACAAGTGCGTGTTGTATACGGTTCATTAACATTTATAGTTCTCCCTTCATGTAATTGATTAATGCTCTCGCTTGTTCACCACGTCCCTTCGATAAACAGTCAGATAGGATTCGTTCTCCTAGCTCACACATCTCACGAGGTGATTGGTCATAGCGTTTGCAAATTAAAAGAAAGGAAAGTATTAAAGCCGATACTTGTTCATGAGTAGGTAACCGTTGCATTGAGTCTAGCAATTTGAAAGCTGAGACTTGTGCTTGGTGACTGCCCATAGAATGTAGTTTGTCTTTCATATTTCCTCCGTTAAAGTTTCTGTCTTGCTAGTCGTGGGGGTATTAACTATGTTGTTTAATCTCACAGTTTATTTAATCCCAACAGGCATCTATTTAATTGAAAAAATAATCAGACTCCATAATCCTAGTAATATCCAAGTGACCTGGCTCAATAGGTTTAGGTATTGATCTACCTAATCCTTCTTGAAACTCTTGCCACATTGACTCGGCTACGTTACCTCGATACATCTCAATAAAGGTAAGACGTAGTTGATCCGAGAGTTCCTGAACATGACCAAGGTGGGTAGCAAAGCTATCATGTACTACACCAAAGTCTTTAATACCCATGTCGGCAAGTCTATTGATAGTCATCATAAGGTGAGAGCTATCATATGAATGGATTATGTTAGGTGCAAAACCTGAAGAACACTTGTTACCATCAAGTTTATTTGTAGGTACATCATGTCTAAATCGGACTTGAATGCTATCAAAGTTTGTGTCTAATGTTTTAGTTTCAAACTTACGATAGTCTTGTATCACAGGGAAACCTACAGGTGTTACCCAGGTCATCGCTTGTTTGTCTTTGTTATACTCTCTGACAATACTCTTGAACCAATCCATCGTCTGCCTTGGTCCAATGAGTACCTCATCAATAGCTTTACCTGCTTCGGTAGCCATAAACATAACTAAGTTCCACTCAAGGTTTCTTCTATCAACACGAGACATAGACTTTGGAAAGTCAAACACAGGTGTACCCTTGTCTGCTTGTTTCCTTAAGTAATCTCTTATCTGATTTTGTCTACCTTTATGAGTGGAGCCATAAGCAAAGGTCATCACATTTTGTTTAAGACATTTACGAGTGACCTTACCTTTCCACATGTTGGAGTAGGTATCATTCATAGTTGATATGTTTCTCTCAACCACATCACATACTTGTTGATACACATCACTAGGTTTATCACTAGGTACAAGGTTGACTTGTTTACCGGATACCTCATCTTTAACAACAGATGCTAGATGTTGAATACCGTTACATGAACCATCAAGTCCTACAGCTAAGGTAGACAAGAAGTCTTTACCCTCACCACTAGCTTTATATTTAGCATACTCAAAACAAGCTGCAAGGTATTGCCAAGGTGCATCTACAGTTTCCCAAGCTGACCTCATTGACATAGGATCTTTAGCTATCATCAAGATAGCAACCTCATTATCTTCAGTCCACTTAACACGTTCATCAAGTGATACCTTGTCATTACCATAAGAGTTAGCCATGTGTATCTTAAGCCACCTGTCTCCATGCTCTCCAATAGGTACTCCATAA